TGCCAAGCACACAAAGCAAGGCGAATTTCTTGACGCACTAATTCCAATTCTTCATTTGCTGCTTCACCTGCCACATCATTGAAATTTGTAGCACAAATCACAATCCCGAAAGTGGTGGTAATCGCTTGAGAATGCCCGCCTACTAGCGAATTTTCTTTTGCTTGTTCAGAAATCGGTACTACAAAGGCACATGGTGTAACAATCGATTCGGGGTCTGCAACCGCCAAAGCGGCAGCACCAAAAACCCGCCTTGAAATAGTCGGGCATTCGTCATTTAAGCGGGTAATAATGTCAGTAATTTGCATGATGATTCCGTCCAAAACGATTGCCATCCGAGGTCATTTCAGCCGCATTCATGCTAACGCTGGATGCGGTGAAGTTATTACCCAACTTAATCATTCCCCTTGCGATTTGCTCCAGGTAACGAATGGCGGCATCGTAGCGTTTTTGTATTTGCTCAGTTGCCTTTTTGTCATGCAGATATAAACGCACTAAGTCACAGGCAATGCGGGTTAAACACGGCGCCTCAATCATCAACGGCAACTCGTAACGCCCTTGTAAATAGCCGTCAATATCTGCCGAAGCATCAGCAATCGCCTGTTCAACCGCAACAAGATTTAACTCATTAACGCGGTCTTTATCGGTGACTTGCGTGAGTTCACGCTCCCAGCCTCTATCAAGCAAATCCTGTAATGTGCAGTACATTTACGCCACGACACCCGACAATAAAAAGCCGAATTCTTTTGCGGTCACGACTTCACGCACTGATTCCCCCGCACGCACTTTCACACCACCGTACATGCCGATATTCGGGTCAATAATTGTCCCTGCGAGCCGTGTACCGAATTGTGCGGTATAACCCCACATGCCATTACTGGCAGAGCTAGCTTCACCTTGATAAATCCCTGCAACGACTTTGCCCCAGATGCGTGATTTGACAGGCGTTTTACCTTTGGCAGCGGTATTAATCCAACCGTCACCGACAATGATTTCGTCAATTTCAAGCAAATCCGCGAGTTCTTGACGGGTGATTCGACGCGCTCCAGCCGTTGCGCCTGCTACAGCGGTTAATTTTGGATGTTGACTTAATACTGTCCACACGGCACGTCCCATGACCAGCTTATTCGGGCGCATAAAGGGCGAGTCCAAATAGGTGAGTAAGTCACTCAGTGGATTTGAATTCGCGTAATCCGACCATTGCGCTGTACCCGTTAGCGTGTTGGTGTAAGCGTAATTGGTAGCGGTGGATACGATTGAGGCAACTCGTAATTCGCGACGCAATTCGACAAAGCCCATTACTCGCTGCGCGGCACGCATTAACGCCGATTCACTCGGATTGTTTTTTTCATCTTGATTCGGTACAGGCTCGTCCAAACCCTGATTGACCGTTGCCAAATACACAGGGTCTTGAACGCTGTTTGATAATTGATTTGGCATCCCAACGCGACCGACATTAGTTTCGGGCGGCGTAATCCACTCCGCCATGCGGTCAGATAAATCAATAAATTCTTGTTTGTCCACGGTGACTCGCGGCATCACTAAATCAGCTACTAAGCCCGTTTGACGAAACTTAATCGCTACCGCTGATAACGCGGGAACAATCACTAACGGTGAATTTGCACTCATAAATTACGCTCCTTGCATAATTGAACGTTGTAATAACACGGGAATTTGCTCATCTGCCGAGGCGGCGGATTTCAAGGCAATGCCGATAATTTGAGCATTTGCACCCGTTATAGGAGCTGCCACAATTACGCGCCCTGTCGAATCAACCGTTAAGCGTGAACCGCGTGCAATAGCCGCCCCTGCTCGCGCTTCAGCGACACCTGAAATCACTACATCGACTAAATTGCCTTTGGTAATATCATCCGCGACGACTTCAATTTCGTTGGTGAAACCAATGGTTAAATCGGTTGCTGCTGTGGCAAGTGCAATCGTATTGTCATCTGCACCGAATTTGACTGCCGAAAACGGCACAATGGCGGCTGTGGGTGTGAAACTTTTGATTAAACCCGTGTTGTTATACATTTTTCACCCACTCGCTCATAACGTGATTAACGGCGGCAATATCATCAATTTGAAAACCTAACGCGGCTTGCTGTGATTGATACGCCGTGGCTTTTAAAGCGACTTGCGCGGCACTGTCTGTATTTGATTTATCGTCGCCTGCTGGAGCTTTGCCGCCCGTTTGTGACCCTGACAATGCGGCAATCGGCGTGGCTTTATCTAAAAACGCGCTTAACGCCTCGTACGGCAAACTCTTTGCCCAATCGGATAACGCAGGTGTAATGCGTCCATCTGATAAGCCCACTGTGACTAAATCATCCACGTTTTTTTGTTCTACTTTCACGCTCAAAGCGGCGAATTGTTGTTGTAAATCCGTGAATGCTGCGACAGGGACGTGTTGCGATAAATCGACGATTTCAGTTGAGCAAGCCGCTTTATCTTTGGCGGTTTTGTTAGCTGTGGCACAAGCCGCTTCGCTGTCTGCTAATTTTTTTTCAAGGTCAGCAATTTTCGCCTCGAGTTCTTTGATTTTATCCACGTTTAAGTCCTTGGGTTGGGTTGAAAAGTAATCGGTGGCAAGGGCGGTTAAATCTTTCATGCCATCCAATGCAGGGTTATTGACCAATGCTGCCATCAGTATTTTGGTGATTTCACCTGTCTTCGGATTGAATTGCAGCACGGGTGAAATGTAGCGGTATTCTTTGTTTTGAATAGCTAAAGCCGCGCTATCAGTCCATTCAACTTGTGTTGCGAATAATCCCAAACCTTCGCGGTATTGCAGATTTTTGAACCAACCAGCCGCAGGTGCAGGCATTCCGTTTTGTTTTGCGTAAAGTGTTTGGTGTTCAAAATCGATAACAAAAGCATCCGTTTGTGAATCGGCAAGTTGAATAACAGTTTGTGCGATTTCATTATTGATTACCCAACCAGAAAGCGCGGCAGGTCTGCCGTCTTTTGCTCTAAATAAACCGTCGGGTGTTAATTGAATTTCAGTGGGAACTGTTCCCGCTAAATCAGTAGTTAATGCGGCAATGGCGATAGTTTCTTTTTTCATGGCGCAATTTTGGCTAAGTCGCGCAGTGATTAGTAATGAAAAAAATCATTAAATTTTGTGGTTTTGACAGGCATAAAAAAACCCTGCGTGATTGCTCAAGCAGGGCGTTAAGTAAAAGTAGTTTTTCTATGAAATGTTTTTACCGCTGTAAATGTGCGTTAATCACATCCATCACATTACGATTCCAGTCATTCGGCATTTCAACATGACCGCCAATGATGGGAAGGAACGGTCTTGCTGGAATTACTGCGCTATGCGCTCCGATTGTTACCCGTTGCTCAAAATTCGCCTTTCTTTTACTGGCAAATCGTGAAACACCTGTTGTTTTATTGACTTTGAAATAGGCTTTTTGTGAGCGTTCAGCACGTTGAATCGTTGCGCCATATTGATGGGTCGCACCAATCGGCACATTTTCAAACATGCCAATCTCCACGCCATTTGCATCGGTATGAAAGGTGATTTTGTTGTAAATGTGTTTATGGGTATCGTTCAACGGCACATCCCCTGCAATGCGTGAACCCTGTCTTTTACGCGGCTTTTTCAACGGCACGAACGGCGTTCCCCACGGATTACGTCCCACGCCTAAATCAAGCGTGATATGGTTTTGAATCGCTGCGCCGATTTGATTAAAGGCGGGTTGTAAATTGTTAGCGCGTTGTTGCAATAGGTTGATTGCCGCGATCACTTGAGCGGTGTCTACGGTGATAGTCATTGATTTTTATCTTCTGAAATAAACGAAATTTTCACACTGCTGTCATTATCAAGCCTTTCTTTTAATTGGCTAAACTGCCTTAGAAAATTCAAAATCTGATTGTAAGGGAACTTCTCATTACAGCTCACGCAGTATTCAATCGGATGATTTCTTCCCACTGGCAAAGTCAATTCCGTTTTGCAATGATTACAGGTGATTTTGATGCCGCTGATTTGGGTTAGGCTTATTGCTTCTTGTGTCATGCAAACAGTTCCATTTTTTGATGGGCAAGTTCAACGCAATCACGAAGCATTAAAACATCCCATGTATCTTCTCCGTCGTAATTATCGAGTAATTCAATCGCTTTTTCATCAAGCGCGTCTAGCTGCTCAAGTTGTGAATCTGTTAAATATTCAATATTTTTTTGCAAAATAATTCGTGCATTATTCATTATGTCACTATCACCTTCGTCTGGTGTCCAGTAATCAAGGTGCATCGAATAGCTTTTTAAGTAATTCTCTAGTTTTTGAATCGATAGATTGCTCATAAACGGTGTCTCCAAATTTTGTATGTTTTTCTTCAAATGTTTCAGCTATTGGGTCAAACTTATAGGAGGTTACAATCTGCCCATTAGTACCTAATAACACAATCCAATCATCAACTAAAACCTGCATCTTTCCGCTAATCATATCGCTTTTTAACGACTGTGCAATGGTAATTTTTTCAGCCTTTGCAAAAACTGAAAACGTTTTGTTTTGGTAGTCTTGTTCGTTATTGATCACGCCTTCGTCTAGCCGTTTTTCAATGTGTTTTTTGTATTTTTTTGGATTGCTCCACATTTCAAATAGCTTGTTTTCACCTGTTGCTTTTTCAGCATTGGCAATCAACTTACTAAGCAAATCTTGAGCGTTTTTTTGTTCCATAGTTTTCGATTCAATAGTTTTTTCAATTGTTGATGACTCTATCACCTT